AGCAGACGGGGGCCCCCTGGCCTAAGGCTGGCGGGATGACCTTCTACTACGTCCACCAAGATTCACTCTACCACCTAGACGGCGGGAAGACCTACGAGGTCGTGGTGAGCCTGACCGCGAGCAGCGCGGGGCCTACGTTCCCGGAGCTTGCAGACTACGGGACAACGCAGCTTCAGTACCTAGTGACCGTCTCGAGCGTGGCGGGGGTCTAGATGGCGAAGCGCATAAACGTAAACAAGCTGTTCGACGAGTTCGTGGCCGGGCCAAGCGAGGAGGACCCTAGCGAGGTTCGCGCTGCCCAGCTAATCCGCAACCTCTTCAGGAGTGCGAACGACGAAGATAGCAAGGACAGCGGCCCCAATGCCCGGTTCTTGCTCGACCACATGATGGGTCGCCCCACCCAGAAGGTGGAAGTGGCTACGCCTCAGGGCATCCAGATTGACGCATCGGGTGCGGCTTTAGCCATGCTGGGGGTTAGTTCGATCACGGGTTCCTTCGTGAACGCTGAGGGTGAGTCTGAAGAGATGATCGTGTCCCCCGAGGTTACTCCCCTAGATGAGTGATGCGGCCACCATCAAGCTGTCAGCCAACGCCGCTAGGCTGCTTGGCACTGACCAGCCCCAAGTCCTCTGGGAGGGGGGCGTGGGCACGGGCAAGACCTTTACGCTCTGCGTGGCTCTGCGCCTGTTCTGCGAAATCTTCCCCGGCATCCGCATTTTGCTCCTGCGTCAGACTCGCATCAGCCTCAACAACTCCGTGCTCGAAACACTAGAGACAGAGGTGCTCGGCCAGGGGCACCCCGCATGCACTCCGCTGCGAGCTCGGAACTCGAGGGCTAGTTACTTCTGGCCTGAATCTAAGCGCGTGGTCACCGATGCATTCGGCACCTACACCTATGAGGGGAAGTCCCAGATCGACCTAGGGGGCATGGACAACCCAGACCGGTTCATGTCGACCCAGTACGATGTGATCGCCTTCGTGGAGGCAACCGAGGGCTTCAGGGGAGCGTGGGGTAAACTCTCGACTCGTAACCGGCGCTACCACGTCACACGGTTCGGTCGCCCCTGGTCGCTTCAGATCGCGGACTGCAACCCTGCCGGCGCGAGGCATTGGCTCAACCTGCTCGCAGAGGAGGACCTCGTTCTGGACGACGATGTGCGCGAGCAGCTAGGACTCACTAAAGAGCAGATGGTGGGCCGCAAGGCTATGCACCGCATCCGAACCAAGATTCAGGACAACCCGAAGTTCTGGGATGCGGAGGCGGGGACGTACACGGATCAGGGTGCCGAGTACATGGCTCTACTGGCTCGCCTGTCCCCGGAGGAGCAGTCTCGCCTGATCGACAGCAAGTGGGTCAGCCGAACGGGGCAAGTCTATCCTAGTTACGATCACGACCGGCATGTAGTCAACGGGCGGCTCGAGCACCGCAAGCGCGAGTGGCACAAGTGGTGGCTGGTTCCGGTGGGCAAACCCATGTTCGGGACGGAGAACAACTTTGACCTCGACTTTGAAGAGCGCCCCGTTTCACACTTTGTGGCTTCCGTCGACTGGGGCTTCAGCCCTGACCCCGGTGTTTTTCAGATCCACGCCATGGACGAGGCAGGTCGCGCCTTCATGGTCAAGGAGTGGTTCAAGACGGAGCGCGACCTCGAGTGGTGGGCCAACATCATCATCGAGCAGCAGGGCCTCATGGACATCCGCGCCATTGTCTGCGACGGTCCGCCTGAGAAGGTCGCCACGCTCAACAGGATGCTAGGCGGCAAGCTCAACGACCGCGGCAAGCCCATTGCCATGCTCGCAAACAAAGGCCCGGGGTCAATCCACGCAGGCATCGAGATGGTCCGCTACGCCCTTGGCGACGACAGTGCAGGCGAGCCTCGTCAGAGGTTCCTAGCTAATGCTTTGCAGCACGACCCGGACGCGAACCTGCTCAAGGCCCATGCGCCCACCAGCACGGTCGGAGAGATGGACGGGTACGTCTATCACGAGCGACGGGAGGACTCCAACGGCCCGAACAAGCCGCTCCCCGTAGATAAGGACAACCACGGCATGGACGCGCTCCGATACCTAGACAGCTATCTATTCAGCAACAGGCACGGCGCTAGGTCTCCTGCCGACACGATCAAGAACCCCGGCACCATGGGTGCCATACTCAACAAAGAGAAACAGGTAAACGCAGCCTTCAAGGAGGCCATGTACAAATGAGCAAGCTATACGAAACCCCCGACAAGCGTTGGGATGCTATCAGGCGAGCCGAGCGAGCCCAAGGCGACGAGGTCAAGGCATTCGAGAACATCCAGAAGTCCCTGCTGTCCAAGGATAAGGCTCCCACTAACGCCTGCTGGGAATACCTAACGCTGGTCCTTCCCCAGATGGTGTGGACAAACCCCACCCTGATTGTGGAGTCGAGCATCCCTGGAGAGGCAGCCTACAACGCCATTGGCCTACAGTACGCGCTGGAGTCGCTGATGCGAAAGCAGGAACTGAGCTCCGAGTGGGAACAGATTTTTAGCGATGCAATCGCATGGCGAGGCGTGTCGATGGTGACGACCGAAGTCAATCACGCCCCACGGTACAGGGATGGCCTAACACTCTTTGACTGGCACAAGGGCGAGAGCAAGCTGGGCAAGGGAGCGGGTCGCGAATGCGAGTCACCTCGGATGATTCGGCTGGACCCCACGGACTTCTTCATTGACAGCGAAGCGCCTTCCCATAGTCGTGCCCGGTTCATGGGGCACTGCTGGGACGGATACCTAGCAGACCTTCGCTATCTAAGTGAAGACGGAGAGGACTGGGACATCGACCTCCTCGAGTCCATCGGAGCAACCAAGACCCCCGGGAGAGAAGAAGACCCTATTCGCCTATACGAGTTCTTTCTCCCCGGGGTTTTGGACCCCAAGGCTATAGATGCCCATGAGCGCGAAGGCCGCGGCGAGAACGGCGAGACCTATAGGGACTACGAAGACCCCATCAAGTCTGGGCTTTACACGGGCACGGTCTACACCATGGCGGCCAACGGCGACGGTGGCAAGGATGTCCGAGGCCCTAGGCTCTACCGTGGTCCTATCTGCGGTCCTTACGGGATCTACGAGGGTGCGCCAGTGCCGGGCCAGGCAAAGCGCCTTGCGCCCCTGATGGCCGTGAAGAACCAGATCGACGAGCATGCTCGAGTAGGCAGGGCAGTCATCAAGGCGTGCGAGTCCTATAAGTCGGTAGCCGTGACCGCATTTAGCGAGATCAGCGAACTCATCAAGGACGCGCCCAACGGCGAAGTCGCCAACGCCGACATCTCTCCCGAGATGCTCAAGAACTCGATTGCCGAGCTCTCCATCGGTGGGCCACCTAGGGAACTCATTGATGCCTGGTCCATCACTCGGAGCAGCCTTGACGAGGCTCTCGGACTCAGCGACTCTAAGCGTGGCATCGCTAGCACCAACACCACAGCCACGGGTGACGCTATCGCGGACAAGGCTTCTGACATGCGTCTCGCGCTGCTAAAAGAAGGATGCCAGAAGCGGGCGTGCGAGCAGGTCTGGGTTATGGCGTGGCACATCGAGCATGCCCACAACTTTGAGGAACCGCTGCCTCAGGCGGCACTAGCAAAGAGCCTGTCCCACTTCGACATGGAGCCCGACAATGACGGCGCGGTGGCCGTGTACCTCGGCGGAGACGCCCTGAACACGGAGAGGCCGGGACGTGCTTTTGAGTCTAAGGCCCTGAAGTTCGTGCCCCAGAGCATGGAGCGTACCTCGGAGGCAACGCAGCAGCGCAGGGCTATCCAAACCCTCGACGCTATTGCCCGCCTGTCGGAGATCCAGATGAACAACCCGAACCTCGACATCGGCAAGATTGCCGAGCGTTTTGGTCAGCAGATGAACCTGCCCGGGCTCGGGGAGGACTTCAAGCAGATGAGCGCCCAGCAGCAGGCCCAGATGCAGCCGCAGATGCAGCAGGGTCTCCCCGCTGGCGGCGGCGGGCTTCCAGGCAACGCCACAGGCCAGATGGCCGTGGGGGACCAGGGATGATTTACACCTTCCAAGACCCCGACAGCGGCGAGCTCGTAGATGTAGAAATGCCCATGGCGGAGGCTGTGCCCTTTGGCGAAACAGCGACCATCGCCGGGCGAGAGCTTGTGCGGGTGCCTGACGCGGGGCAGCGAGCCATCGTGTCTGCTGGAGTCGCCCACGTCTCTCGAGCCCTTCCCAGGTGGACAGAGGGGGCCGACAGCTACACCGCCAAGGGCGAGCCTGTAGTCGAAAGCCAATCCACCATTGACCGGATTATGAAGAAAAACCCTGACCTCCACTATGGAGAGGATGCCCTAGCACATGACTGATACCCCTAATGACGTGGCCCCAGAGCCCGAAATGAGCGACTTTGACCGCCTTGCCCTCGAGGTGATCCCTGATGATTCGCCCGAAAGTGGCGGTGAGTCCCCGGGAAAATCTCCCACTTTGGCAGAGAAACCTCTTGCAGAGTCTAAGCCAGCGGCTCATTCTAGTACTACTGACTCCCCCAGCCCCTCTGGCGTTGCTGATCTTGCAAGAGCCTACAACGAGGTAAACCGCGCTGGCGTCAACAAGGACCTCCTCGCCAACAAAACAGAGGACGAGATACTTGCGCTGGGGGAATCGCTTGGGAAAGCCCGAGCAGACCGAGAGCGCGAGTATCAGGAAAGTCTGAATCGAAGTGCTGATCCTAGCGCCGAGGCAGGCGAGACTGAAGGCGCTGAGTCCCCGGCAAGGGACGAGGCTACCCCTGACCATCTCGCAGCCGCCTCTACCGCGCTGATTGAAGAGTACGGAGAGGAAGCCGCCCAGCCGCACATCACGATCTTAGAGGAGCAGGCCAAAGCTATTGCTGCGCTGCAAGCCCAGGTTCATGGAGAGGCCCAAGCCCGCCAGCTTGCCCCTCTCACTGAGAAGATCGAGTCCGTGTGGTCGGAAATGAGCGCATCGCGCTCTGCTCTTTCTGAACCAGGGGTACGCGAACGGGTAGAAGCTCTCGCGCAGCAAATCCATGCTGCGGACGAGGCTAACTACGAAGGTCAGGATCCTACTGAGTGGATGCCGGATGTCCTGAAAAGGGCCGCCGACACACTCTATGGAGCCGAGCCTGGACCCGCTCGCAGCCCACGCAGCCGCGCTATGGCCCAGCCCACCGCACCCGCAGCCCGCACCCGCAATCGACCTCCAACAGACGAGGAGATTTGGGATGACGCGCTAAGGGAATGCGTCCGGGACTAGGCCCACGGGGCTGTTTCACTTTTCTCAAACTAGGAGGCACTTAGATGCCAATCACAGACTTCAACGACCTTGCCATCAAGACCGGCCCGACGATTGTCGGACCCGAAGGCAAGATGCTCAACGCGGTGCAAAAACGCGCTTACACTCAGGCAACCCTCATTGGCGGTCGTACCGGCCCCGAGGTTTTCCGGAGCTCCCCCAACCTTCAAGACATCATCTACCTACAGAAGGAGGATCGCGGCCAACGCTACGACCCTGCCGGTTTGCAGGTGGACTTCACCAACGTCCAAGTTGGTACTGAGACTTCTTCCAAGTGGTCCCACTACTACAACTACATGGCGTGGAGTGAGATCGAGATCGAGCAGAACGCCCCTTCAGCGACCGGTGGTTCTTACCGCCGCACTCGCTACAAGGAGATCCTGCAAGGCAAGCAGCAGAACCTATGGCAGTCGATGATTGACCAGATGGAAGACGAGTGCTGGGCTGCCGCGGACTACGATGCGATGCGGACGACCTACCTGAAGCCCGCCTCAATCCCGTACTTCATCACTGAAGACGGTGGCGGCCTTCCTCTTGACGCTACCGCTACGGCGGTCACGGACGTTCAGGGCCTCAACCCGAACACCGCGGGCCAGGAGAACTGGGACAACAAGCGTGGAACCTACCTCTCCGCAGGCGGTGCTGTCGCTGGTGGCACGGATCTTCTCGGTCAGCTAATCCGCATGGGTGTAGACCTCCACTACCACTCTCTTCCTATCAAGGCAGAGCATGGTGAGCGCGAGACGATGACCAACGTGGCGTTTTGCTCTGACTACGGTCTCGGCTACATCACTTCGGCTCTCCGCATTGGTCAGGACACATGGAACTCTCGCGAGATGTCCCAGGGTGGCTTGATGATCAACGGCGTTGCATACATCAACATCCCGAGCCTCGACTCGGCTGCCCTGTATGACGATGGCTCTGGCGGCCTGAAGACCGAACAGGCTGGCGCGGGCTCCGGTGCCAAGACCGGACCTCGCTTCTACTTCGTGTCCCCGGACGCGCTGAAGACGTTCTTCTTTGCTGGCAAGCACTTCGATGTTGACGCTCCTGTCAACCTCACCGCTGCTGGTCGCCCCAACGATTGGATTCAGGGCGCAAACATCTGGAACCAGATGTTCTGCACTGACCGCCGTCGCCTGGGCATCGTTTCACCCTCTGGATCAGACCTTTAGGAGGCTATTACCATGAGTTTTATTTCAAAAATGGCGGGCCCCGGCAACGCCGGGTTCACCGTCCAACGCGAGGCCGTTCACCTGAAAGGCCCCGCTCGCTTGGCGGGTCGCGCCTACCCTGTTGATACTGCCGTTGTTGACTCGGCTCTCAACTGGACCGATGTCGCTGCCCTTGGCATCGTCGTCGAGTCTGGGTCCATCCATGTTGTCGCCCAAGAAGCCACCGCTTCAGGCGACACCGCGGAGATGGTTCTTGCGGGCCAGGTTGATGTGACTTCGGGCGAAGCATACGCCGTGGGCGCTTTCCTTGGCGTGAACGCTGCCGGTAAGTTCATCGACACCATCGTCGCTACTGGACGCACCGTTGCCGTTGCCTTGGAGGCAGCCGGTGGCGCTGACGAGACCACTAAGGTTGCTTTCCGAGGCTATGGCAGCTTCGGCATCAACGTCGCCTAGTAACTGACTCCTCCGCTCCTGCTCGGCTCTCTAGGGAGAGTCGGGCGGGGGCACTTTCAATCCAGAGGCATCTATGGTCTTACTAGCGAGCAGAGCTCAAGAGTTCGTCACGAACATTCTTGGAGGCGAAGCGGCCTCTGAGGTCAGTGGCTTCACGCTCCTCAATATGGCTGGCGTTCAAATGCAGAACAGCCGCCTCTGGAACTGCAACCTTCGCACCACGTCGAAGCTTGCCTTTAGAGCCCCTGTGGTGGGCCTTGCTGCGACTTACGCCCACGTTGGGACTGATACGGCCACGCTGACTCTTGCGGACGCATTCGCGGCCTACGAGCCCGTGCCTGGGGACGTAGTGATTCTGACCCTCGCAAGCGGGACGGAGACCACGGGGCAAGTCAAGGTCCTATCTAAGACCTCTTCCAGCGTTCTGAGCGTTGAGTACAACGCCACCATCGCGGACGCATCTAGCGTCAACTTCGACATCGACGTTTCACACGTCCTCCTGCCTGCGGACTTCGGAACCCAGGTGGATCTCTTCGGCACTCGATCCTTCACTCGCTACGCCTATGCCGCGAGCCTGTCGGAGATGGTCGAGAACGACACCAACCAGCTTGTCTCGACATCGTTCCTGACCCTGTACGGCATCGAGTGGGCGCAGGCTGCCGAGAAGGCGCAACCCGTAGCTACCCTCAAGGTTTGGCCTGAGCCCACCCAGTCAACCTGGGACGAGCTCACGCTGGTCTATAGGCGCGGCTGGCTCGAGCTTGAAAACGAGGATGATGTTGTTTCCATCCCCGACTGGATGGAGCCCCTTTACATCCAGTACGTTCGGGCATTTGCTGCGGGATACGAGGACGGGCAGACTCCCGTCGAGAGGCTTAGAGCCCTCGAGGTTGCAATCGCCAGTGTGGAGACGGGGCGGATCTACGCCAACGCCAAGCGCCGGGATGTCTCGATGCAGGCCAACTACGGACCGGCGAGGCATGTGGCGATTTCGCCCAGCGCGACGGAACAATCTATCTCGGACGCTCTCGGGCGCTCCCAAACCTACGGCTCCTTCTTCGAGGTTCCATCCTAATGGCATCAGTACAAAGCACTATTCCCCCATTCCACCAGGGCGCGTTCAACGTTTCTGAACTTATCCCAGTGACCGGATCCTCCCAGCCCACAGACGGGATTGGTGGCCACGAGACGGTTGCCTCGAACGCCATCGGGCAGCATTGGCTCAACCTAGGCTATGTTGCTGGCGAGTTTGAGGTTCTCATCGAGAGCATCCAGGTAAACACCCCGGGCGGCGTAAACAACGTATCAATCAGCGCGATCGGTGACGGGCATGTCTATGTTGTGGGTAACTCGTCGGGACCTGTCTCGGTTCCAATGAAGGACGGCTTCACCTTCACGTCGGGCGGCACGGGCTTCACGATCCAGTACCGCATCCAGAAGTACCAGTCCTAACGTATGGCTCTCATTGGCCCAGAGGTCGGCAGTTACGCCCTAAAGTTCGAGGGGACCGACGTTGATTCAGTCGCGGTAGTCGCTGCGACTCCATACTACCCTGACAACGGCAGGGGTGGCTTCACCACTGACCCGGACGAGTCGATAGTTCGGAATACGGATCGGAGCGTGCTGACCTATCTGCACGGCATGAGAGAACTCAGCAGCTCAACACTCACCTTCTATGACGGAGACGATAACGCCATACTCTTCTTCGATCAGGATGACGATACGATAGACCAGTGGAGCATCGACTTCGGAGACAACGGCCCGGTTCTTTACGGCAACTGGTATGTAGTCTCCAGCACGACTACACCCGAGTGGAACATAGGCTTCAAAATCCTTTCCTAAGAGATGACCGACACCCCACTACCATTCCCTCGACGAGGGCTTGACGACAACTGGGCTCACGGGCAGCAGCCCGCGGAGTCAACTCGGGACGCTCAGAATGTCCGGTCCGTAGACCCCACCACGGGGCGCACACGGGGCGCACAGCGTTCAGGCATGGTCAAGCATACGCCCGGGCTTGTGGGGTCTGACCGGCCTGTCAGGCTCATTCGGTCTGCGGCTTATGACCCAAGGACCATTAGCTACGAGGCCGCTGGCGGGGACTTGGACCCGGAGGTGACCGGGATTGAAGACGCGGAGCAGCAGTGGGCCGAGCATACGGGCCAAAAGAAACCCGTGACCAATATCGCTGTAGACCAGGCCGGGGGCGTTTACGCCATAGCCGGCCGGGCGGTGGAGAAGCGCAACTCTGATGGCAATCTGTGCTGGACCCACGCGGTCCCCACGGGTAGTTCAGAGGCCATACTTGGTCCTATAGTCGTTGACACCGACTTGTCAATCTATGTCGGCGTTGAAGGTGACACCACTTCTGAAGGGGCCGCTGTCTATAAGATTAGCCAGGTTCCCGTGGCGAACACCAACGACACTATCCCCGAAACAGGATGGACGTGGGTCTTCGACCGGTGGGTGCGTGAGCTCCGTCTGCACAAGGGCACGCTGAAATGCCTAGTCCAAAACGACTCGACCTATAGGTCCCATGTCGTCACAATGGTGAATATAAACCTGCCCATCCCCCATGAGCAGGGCCAGTATGAGGTTCCCTACCCCTCTACCTGCATGGTCATCAAGGATGATGGCTCGTCCGTTACCGGGCACCCCTACTTTACGGATAGGGATAGTTCTCCTAAGCAGCCGGGGGTTGGCATCTCGCTGGAGTCGTGGACTTCAACCAGCATCGACGACTATGAAAACCGGATCTGGAGTTCGTATAGGGCGCAGGATCTTCTAG